GGCCGCCTGAAATTCACATCGTCCATCGTAACAGGGATAGCCGATTGTGATGTCTTTTTTGAGGTTATTCATTCCAATAGATTTTTAGGTTTTCAATTTTTACGCCACGACAGCGAAAATAATGCACAAATGCATCTTGTATGGCTTCTTTTGCAAGTTCTTCGTCCCCATCAAGGCAAACATCTACGCTCATTCGCTCATATACTTGAACTGGGTCAATGCCGATTTTTTCCATCTTGTGTACTGCGTATTCATAATACCGTTTATACATACGTTGCATATCTATGAGTTTGTTATATTGTAGTGCAAGGAAAAATGCCGTAAACAAACATATGTAGTCAAGTAAGGTCATATTTGTATTGCGGTTTCAATCTTTGGACAAAGTACTTGCTATTTTGTGAAATTGCAAGTGAATTTTCAGCAGATGTAAACTTTTATGTCATCAAAAACGGTTGAGTACACCTTAGCGGACTATCAGGACGATTTTATTAATGGCGAAAAGCGCATTGTGAGCATCATAGGTGCAAAGGGATCATCGAAAACATGGAGCGGAGCGAGGTTTGCGCTTGTGCAAGCGACCAAGCAGCCCAGAGCGCAGGGTCTTGTTATGGCGAACTCACGTCAACAGATTCTTGACATCTTTGAGCAGGATATACGCCCCCTACTGGACGATCTTGGCTGGCCCTACTCGTTTAACGCCCAGTCGCTCAATGTGAAGCTGTTTGACAGCGTCATTCACTTGCGGAGCGCCGATCCGGATGCAGTAAAGAAGATTGAGTCCATTGCCTACCATTGGGGATGGGCCGACGAGGCATCGTATTACGACCCAGAAACCTTAAAGACGTTCACAAGTCGCATTCGTAAGGGCAAACGCCTTGTGCGTATCACGTCGATGCCCGATGAGCCAGATCATACGATGTACGACTTTATAGAGCGCCTTACAGAGGATTTTGGGGGCGAATTGTACGAAATAGGACTGCTGGACAACCCCGACAAGGAATTTGTGGAGAATTACACAAAAATACTGAAAGCAACCTATTCGGGAGCGCAGTTAGAGCGCTTTTTGTACGGCAAACGGGTGTCGCTGGAAGGTGATGGGCTATTTAGCGTAGAGCCGGATATGCGTGGCGACTATCCATACGACCCAGAGGATGCGCTTTTGCTTTCCTGGGACTTTAACATCGAATATAGGGCGGTTAGCGCATGGCAAATGATCGGGATGGACGAAAACGCCAATCCGATGATAGCGTGCGTGAAATCGTGGCAAATGAAAGAGCAGACTGTGTACGATGATGCGGTACGTTTGTGCGAGGAATTAAAAGACCACAGAAATTCCTTATTTTTGCATGGTGATGCTTCGGGAGAGAGCCGGTCAGCGCAAACAACGACAAGTATGTGGAAAATGGTAAGGGATGTCTTTACAGATCACTTTGATGATGTTCGGAATGTGGTTCCACGCAAAAATCCGTCCGTGAAGGACACGATACAATGCGCTAACTGGGCATTATCAAACAATTTGGTGCGTTTCAATCGAGAGGAGCGCAACGTCTATATGAGCTTGCAGGCGGTACGAGCCGATAAGTACGGCGAACTTGACAAGTCCATTGACTACAAAAATACAACCACAACACGCACCCACGAGGCCGATACGGCACGATATGCATTTTGGCACTATTACCAAAAGATATATCCGGGTCGAAAAGGCGGGTTTTTTATCGTATGAGCATACTTAATACGCTATTTCAACGCAAAAATAACTATCTGCCATCCAAGGTCTGGGATGCAATGATTGTGGGCAAAGGTACGTGGCTTTCACGGCCGATTGACAAGCGCACAACCATAGAGCAAGCCTATCAGCGCAATGCGCCGTTTTATGCGGCCTGCAACTTAATTGCACGGACGATTGCTGATATGCCCATTGAGGTTGAGTATAGTGAAGCTGGTCGCAAAGGTGTAACAAGCGATCATCCGTTGCTGTCGTTGATGCAACGAGGTTGCACAAGAGAGGAGTTTATTGAGCGTTTTGTGTTGTACTACTTGGTAACAGGTGAAACGTTTGCGGAAATTGTTTTCAGCGAAATGGATGGCAAACCACTTGGCCTTGTTACACTTCCATTACAGTACGTTTACCCTATACAAGGCGACCGCTACAATCCGATTATTGCCTACAAATATGTCGAGCATAAGACGATCGAATTGCCGAAGTCAAGCGTCGTTCATGTGTACCGGCCGTCCTTGAGCAACTATTTTGAGTCATTGAGTCCGGCAGTGCCATTGCAAGATGTTATCGCTTTGCAGAACGCTGCTTTGACGTGGAACAAGAACATCGCACAAAAAGGCGGGCTACCACCTGTCTATGCAAGTGCAGAAGGCATTGACAAGGCAGAGGCCGAGGCGTTACGCAACGATTGGGAGTCGCAGTCTGGTTCGGAAAACTCGCATCGCTTAAAGATTGCAGGGGGCGACATCAAGTTTCATAAGCTGGACGTTACCCCGCACGATTCCGAATGGAACAACGCCATTTTGGTAGCAATGCGGATGATTTATATGACACTTGGCGTTTCATCGTCGCTTATGAACGATGCCGCCAACAAGACGTACAATAACGTCCACGATTCACGCAAAGCATTGTTTACCGAAACAAGCATTCCGATTGCCAAGCGTGTTTACAGCGCTATCACAAACAGTTTACAGAAATACTATAAAGACTCACCTGTGATTCGCATTCCAACCGACCGGATTGCGTCTATACAGGAGGACACAAAAGATTTAATACAGTATCTTGTTGATGCCGTTGATGCAGGGATTATGACCGCTAACGAGGCACGCAAGAAACTTGGACTACCGAAAGCATCTGGGGCAACGGCTGACACCTTGCAGAACGCCCGGATTATCAACAACATTCCAAAAGTCGATCTAAATGGTTAATTCAACGAAAGCAGAACAACTTGTCAACCAATTACGAGATGCAGCCGAGTCTTATGAGGAGACGGCGGACGGCATGGCGTACATGATTGGCGAAACCGTGAAACTCTTGGATGACGAGGGCAATAAAGTGTCTGGCGTTATTGAGAACGAGGAACTTGGCATTTTTGATGTCCGTGTATATGCAGAGGCAGGCGATAAACTTGTGGCGACTGATGATGTTCTGTATCGTTTTACCGATGAACTTGAAAAATACCGAGAACAACCTGAACCCAACCCTGATGATGAAAATACTGAGCCGGTGGCTGAGCCACTTGATAATGAAGGTGGAGATATGGAAGATCAACTTGGAGATACGGAAGATGGAGCTGAGCCGGGAGAAGAAGCACAAGCAGAGGATGGCGATGCTGAAAGCGAAGAAACATTTGAGGAAGACAAAGAAGTAGAGGACGAGCCTGATGATGAGCCTGAGGACGAATCCGAAGAGGATGAGTCCGAAGAGGACGAGGACGAGGAAGAAGAAGATACGCCACGCAAAGGGATGATGGTGCGCTGGGTGTCAAAGGCGGGTAATACTGTCGGTAAAGTCTTGGACGATGACGGCACGATTGAAGTCTATACAAAATCGCAGGGCAAGTACGTCCCCACAACCATTAAGGTCAAGCAAGACCTGGAAAAGGTTGCGTTAGCCGATGTGGATGTCAAGGCCCGGGCCAATCAGCTCTTGTGCAAGATGATGGACATTAAGATGGACTACGACGAGGACAAGCAGATTGGCACGATCAAGGGCTACGCTTCAACGTATGGCAACGTGGACTTGGGGGGCGATACTGTCGCTAAGGGGGCGTACAAGCAGACTCTATACCACAAGGGGGGTAAAGTAAAGTTATTCTTGGATCACGGCTGGAAAGTAACCGATATGGTCGGCCTTGCTTACTTAGAGGACAAAGAGGACGGCCTGTATATGGAGGCCGAGATGCCGTTGAAGGCAAGCGATGTCCGTGATACCTTTGAGAAGTTGATGTTCTTGGAGGAGCGTGGCGAGCAGATGGGCTTGTCCATCGGCTACGATGCAATCAAAGCCGACTACGGCGCTGATGGCACAAGAGTATTGAAAGAAATTGCATTGCACGAAGTATCTGTAACACCGTTTCCGATGGATACGGAAGCGAACATATTGGATGCACGCATCAAGCGCATTCAGTACAAGCAGATGCAAAAGCAATGGCAGACGAACGTGGCAAAAGCCGCACAATAGATGCGCCAGTAGGCAATCGACCCAGCAAGGCGACACACACTTGCGGGTAATAACCTTAACAGGATTCCATTATGTCAAACATTCAGCAAAAAGAATGGCGTAATGCTGTCGCAGAACTCAAAGACATTACGGTTGATCGGCTCAACGAAGTTGAAGCACAATCCGCCGAAGTGAAAGAGAGCATCGAGAAGATCAACAACAAACTTGATGCGATTGAGTTTTCAGCGAAAAGCACGCCAAAGCAGTCCAAAGAGGACAGCAAAGCAGAAGTTGAGCGTGAGTTTAAGGATGCCTTTTACCGATTTGCTCGTGGCGACCGTAGTGCGCTGGGTCAAACCGAAGTAAAATCGTCCTATCACCCTACTGCTTCAAAGGCCTCTATGGTTCGATTTGATCTTGCGTCCACAGGAGCATTGTTGCTTCCGGCGCAGATTTCACAGGACATCATATACAATGTCGTAGAAACAACCCCTGCGATGCAACTTGCAAGGGTAACACAAACCGACCGCTCCGAGTACAAGCGACGAGCAAGAACAAGCACCCCTGGCGGGCAATGGCTTGCAGAAACGGCG